AACAACCAGTATTCTATATAGGTCTTTTATGACTGCTGCAGCCATTTCTTTAAATGCGTCTTTTACACTAGCAGTACCACTTACTATAGACATCATAGCAGCTTCTAAAGAGCTGCCCAAGGATTCTGACACTCGTTCTTGTGTCTTCTGAGCTTCCTCAAGAGTTTCCTTCTGCACTCTCTCTAACTCAATTAATCTTATAGTATTCTCTATAAGTTCCATCTGTGATTTACTAGCTGTTGCACCGTACTTCTGCCTAGCATCTATGAGAGCTGATTGTAGTTGAAGCTCTTCCTCACCAAAAGCTTTTAACTGTCTTTCCTTAGACAACCTATCTTGTAGCGTACCTATATAGTCCTCTACTTTTTGGAATATCTTTTGTTGAGCTGCTGCTTCTTTTTCTGCCTTCTCTGCTTGTTCATCTGCAAAGGTTTTTTCTGCCTCGCTGATAGTACGAAGCATTTGTACTCTTGCTTGATTACGTGATGTAGTTATAAATCTCTGTAAGTCAGCAGTCCTAAGTATTTCTGCTCTCTCTGCTTCGTATATAGAAGCTATGGCCTCTCTTCTGTCCTTGCTATATATTCTAGTTCTAAAATCATCTAGCTTCTGAAGTTTCTCTGTAAAGACCTTCTCTGCTGCATCAATAGTAGCTAATGCTGCTAGTCTTAGTTGACTATACCCAATAGCTACAGCTCTTTGTCTGTTAATCTGTAACTCAGCGCTCTTAAGTACTGCTTCTCTTTCCGCTTCGTATATACTGTCTATTGCAGCTCTTCTCGACTTACTAAGAGCTGTAGCGTAGAGACTTTCTAGTTTATCAATCTTTGCTGCAGCTTCTTGTTCCGCTTTGGTTATAAGGTTTATGACATGTTGTCTTTTAGCTAAGTATAGGTCGCCTCTTTTACGCTCTTCAGCAGCGATCTCTTTTATAAGCTCAACTTCTAAAACCGTAGCGTCAGTTGCAATTTGATTTAGCTTTTTCTGGTCTTCTAATCTTTTCTCAGTGAGAGCCTTTACTTCATCAGTTATAGCCTTAGCTATTCCAAGTTCTTTTGCCTGCTTCTCAAAAGCCTTTGCAGCTTTTTCACTAACTAGTAGTATTTCACCGTGAGTATCTTTTATTAATTTAAATAAGTCTGACTGAGTTTTTACTTCTCCTACTTGTTCTTTATAGGTTTCTAGTATCTTATTTATTTCTACAGATTCAGCAAAAGCTTTTTCTTGCTCGGTTCTTACTTTCGAAGTAGCATCTTGGTTACCAGAGACTAAACCTGGAGCAAGGGCTGAACCTATCCTCTCTTTAAGACTAGGTTGAGCTGACTTAACAACTGGTCCTTCTATACTCTTAGCAGCATCTTGAAGTGCAGTTAATTCGGCTCTTGCTAAGTTTCCAATTAGGATACCGTATCTATCTTCAATCTTACTAAAAGACTTGTCAAAAGAGTTAAAGATACTTAAACCAAGATTGTCAAAGTAGTCAGGTACAGTGGAAAATGCAGTTTTTATATCTTCGGCACTGGTTTTAGAAGCCTCTACTATACCTTTATATACCATACCTATAGCAGTTGCGCCTGCTATAAGAGCCCCAAATATAGCACCTTTTGCACCAAAAATACCTGCTAGCTGAGAACCCTGCTGACCAAAAGCAACTAATACATCTGTACCAGTTTGCATCTGAACAATAAAGTCACCCACTTGATAACCTACTTGTTGTAGCCCTACAGAGGCAAACCTCTTGCTTTTTTGTGTAGCATTGTAGGCTGCTGTATTAAACCTTGCAAATTGATTAGCCCCAGTAGCTAGACCTGCACTAAACTGGTCAAACTCAATTTTTGTTCTAGCTGTTGCCTTAGCTGCTTCTCTTTGACTTATAATACCTGCCTTTGCAGCCCTATCTATCTCTTTTAACTTCTTTTGATATAAGTCAGCAGCCACTCTAGCAGGGGCATAGGCTTTAGTCAGCCTTTCAGTTTCTTTTTTAGATCGCTCTTCACCTTTAGCTTTTTTACGCTGTGTAGCTATTAAGCTTTTATCAGTAAGGATACGCTCTTTAGACACGCGTATCTCTTCTTCCATAGCTCTATTTGCTTCAGGTTGATCTATCAGCTTTTGTTTAACAGCCTTGGCTAAAGCTTTGTGACTTGCCTCTAGTCTTTTCTGCTCCTTAACCAACCTAGTAGTTTGAGCACCTAAAGGTTTATACTGTGACGCTAGTTTAGTAGATACCTTACCAAGACGCTCAAAATTTGCCGCAGCATTTCTAAGCTCCTTAATACCAGTAACTTCTATGTCAAATAAAACGTCAGCCATGTTGATTCCTTAAGAATTGTTCGTCTAACTTTAAGATAGATTCAATGTCTCTAGACGAGAGAGATTGGTCAGTCACTTCTAACCACGCTTTTATATCTTGATAAGAGATTGGATTAGGGCCACTAAAACCTACGGAGCGAGACCTGCTTAAAGCAACAAAGGCAGACCATATGTGAGATACCAACGTGGGAAATTGAGCTCTTTCTAATCCCTGCGGTGTCTTACCAGTCTGCCTTTCTACTATTTCTAGATGTTCTCTAGCGGTGATTCCGTTCTGATCGGTCTTACTTAATGAGAACTCATGTTCTGCATATTCTAGTAAAGACTCAATCAGGCCTTCATAAAATCCACACTATCAAGTAAAGCCTCCTCAACTTGGTTTCTTAACCAGAACACTTCTGAGTAGACTTCTTTAGCTTTGCTTAAAGTGAGCTTAGGCTTCTCTCCACCATAGGTGATATCCCAGCTCTTTGTTATCTTGGCAAGTAAGTCTATAGCATCTTTTTCTATATCAGAAGCAGACACTGTGGTGGTCTTACCTTTAGATTGCATAGCTTTAATACGACGATCTTGTTGTTCGTAGATTGCTTCCTTATACTCTCTAGAGTGTTGGGCTGCGATGGAAATAGTCATCTCTGATTTGTCGTCGTTAAAGATAGTCTCTAGTGTATTGGGGTGAAGTAGCATAACTTCAACCAAGTCGGACTTGGGTTTTAAATCCATTAGATCCATGTCGAGTTCCTTTCGAGTATCGGGTTATGTAAATGAGGGAAGCGGCACCCGACAACCACTTCCCTCGCCCTAGCTAGGGATCTCTATGCACCAGACTTCTTAATCTTAATAACAGTGTTTGCATCTGTTGCAGAACTTGAGAGGTCAGAGACATCTTTTAGTCCTACAAAAGACATGTTAACGATACGAGAAGTTGGGCTATCCACTCCCACATCAGCAGAGTTAATCTTGATGCGTGGGAATAAGAAGGTTAGTGTATTTGTACCATCGCCAACTGACACTTCTAATGCAGATTCTGTTTCGTTGATGAACCTGTTAAGGAGTACAGCGTCCTCGAAGTAGGCGCTTACTGTACCCTCTACAGAAATCATTCCGTATTCTAGAGCAGCAGCAGAGCTAGAACCTATAACAAGGGTAGGTGCAAAGTTGTTAGTGATAGTAAAATCAACTGCAGTAATTAATGATAGAGCAGAACCTAGTGATCCTACGTTACCTAATTTAATATTACCAGAGTATGAGTCAAAAGGTGCATTACCTGCTGAAGCAGTTTGTGTCTTTTGTGTTGCTGACACTGACATATCTTTACCTACAATACCAAAGGTTGTACTAACCATCTGGTTTGGAGCAATAGAGACTGACATAGTGTCTACAGTGCAACCTGTAAACAATCTAGCTTGATCAATGTCTGCAGCGTAATCCTCTAGCGAAAAGAAACCAGGTGTAGTACCTGCTATAGCTCCGTGAGTAACTGTTGTACTGCCATCTCCTGCAAGAAATCCTGTAGTAAAGTCACTGTCTGCCAATAGAGCAGACTGCATAAGTGTATCAAACTCAGTATGTCTTAAGTCAACTGCGATATCACCGCCTGTAATTTTGTTACCATGACGGTCTACCTGTACCATACGGTCAGCTTGAATGTCAGTACCTTCAACTCTGTCTTTAGACAAGTTGATAGAGTGTGTACTAAAAGGTAAGTTTTGGAAGTTCCCTGATGGCGTTGTGCCAAAAGCACTTTCAGACTTGAAAGATAATGAGGAACGTGAACCCTGTGCAAAGGCCATTTATATTCTCCTATTTAAATATGTGCCAACCTATATTAACTGGCACGATGTACCAAGGAGTATCTAGAAGACCTACAGATCGTTCTGCATAGTCTATAGATACCAGTAAAGTTTCTGAACCCGTGTTGTAGCTAACGTCTGTAGCTGCTTCAAACAGCTCTATTACAGTGTTAGCTAACCCATCAGCCGCATTAGGTCCAGTACCTTCGGCAGCATGACATAGAACTCTAAATAGTCCTTGATATATCTGCTGAGGGCCAGTACCCATTACGGAAGGTCTACGGATTGTCGGGGTAAAGACTGGTTGTAGAAAACTAGTACCAGTCTCAGGTGAGTAAGTTACATTCTCATAAGCTATATCAGCTATACTTGCATCGTTTAGCTTAACTTCTAACGCTCTACGTATGTGGTGATATATACTGCTCATGCTCTTCCATACCTACTACCAAGAATATCTCTAAGCTCTGCAAAAATGCCCCTAACTTTTGTTTCCACAATACGAGCATGAGGAGCGTTATTTACAAAAGTACCACCGTCTAAAAGATCTAGGGTTTCTAACTTACCCCTAAGTCTACTCTCCATTTCATTCAATACACTATTGGGACTTACACCTCTCTCTTTTCTTTTGGATGTTTCACCGTGTCCAGAATTATCACCTCTTACGTTAAGGTGCATGGAATTAGCGTATGCTCCTGTATCTACAGGTACTTCAGTAGCTAGATAATCAATAGCTGTCTCAAAAGCGTCTTGTACGCGTCTTTCTGCAGCTTGTTCTAATCTCTTAGACTTTTGGTTTATTCTAGATTTATTAACTGTAACCTGCATTATTCTCTCACATCACAGATATAGCATAAGGTCTGACCGCCAGAATACATAGTAACTATGTTAGTTATGTGTACTTTATTACCGTTGCCAGATATCTCATCTTCAGTATCTGGTACAACCGCTAAACCCAATGCAGCAATAATACACTTTCGCATACCACGTTCTATGTTACCGATGTCAGCTAACTGCATCTCGTAGTTATAGAAGTAACCAGTTATGGTAGTGTCTGTCGTAGTAGTAGCACCTGCAGATGAAGTGTTGGGGTCATAAGCAGCATATTCTTTTTTATGTAGAGTAAGTGTCTCTCCATGCTCCTCTACGAGTTTTAAGAGGTCGTATGCTCTGAAGGCCATTAGTCATTATCCCGAATGTACTGATTATCATTAGTTGTGCTATCGAATTGGCCTCTTGCAAATGCTGTAGGTGGACGATCTGTAAGTGATTGATTAGTCTTCATTTCTGTCTTAGAAATACCCCCTGCCCTAAAACTTGTAGAAGTCATAGAGTATCTCTGACCTTGTTCTTTAAGGTCTTGTGATAGAGTCTTGTAGCGTTTAGCTAACTCGCTATAATTCGCTGACAAGGCTCCATCAATCTTTGTAGTGACTCTGCGAGTAAACTTAGCTGATATAGCATCAGCCGCAAATGATGCCGCAAAGTAGATATTATTATTAACTTGAGCTAGACCGAAGAGTACCTCTTCATCTTGTACAAGCTGATCAAGCTCATCCGTATCACCTACAAGTAAGCGTACAGAATTGAGTCTACCAGTATCAGTATCCGTTGTAAGGTCAGTCTCTTCGTAACTCCAAGCCATTAATCTACCTCTAGATCACCATAGTTTCTACGCCAAGATCGAACTAGACCTGCCTGCTTATCTTTTACTTTAGACACGCGACATTTCTTACGGTCATATTCGGCCCCATCTGAAGTCTTAGCTTTTACCTTTTCATTGATAGACTTGACGAGAATGTTCAGTTGTTCTGAAGTCATCTCGTCTAGTCCATCTCCGATATTAGGAGCTAATATTGTTTTTTCCATATCTTCGTTATGGTGAAGGTGATGCTCATTATACATACGTTCTATGTTCTTGAGAGGTAGACCTCGCTCCTTCCAAGGAACAAGGTCACCCTTTTCATAACGCTTACCATTCATTAGCAACCCCATAGGATTCCTTACGAAGATAGGCTTATCATATTGAAATGGTGGTCGGGACATTCACCTACTCCTTATGATAAGATGGTGTTAAAGAAAACACCTAGGTCTGGACCAACAACCTTTTGGTCGTAAGCCATGTTAGCTTCCAATACCTCAGAAACACCTTCGATACGTAGGAAATCTCCTGTATAGGCACGAATGTCTATACCGTAACCAGATGCGTTATCTAGTTCATTCCATGTGAAGTTGTATCCTGCTGCAGGAACCATCAACCCTGCTGATGGTGGGCAGTAGTATAGAGCTGCTTTCTTAGTAGCTACAAAGCCGAGAGACTCTGCAATACCTTCCGCAGAAGCGTTCTGAATTGCATCAGATACTAAGTACTCAGACACTTCAAAGATCTCTGCGATCTTAGCTGAAGTGATGATAGCAGTGTTTGTTACTGTTGCACCACCGTTCAAGCGAGCAAGGATGTCTGGGTGGTTGACTAGTATATCGTGAACATCACGAGTAACAACCATTTTGTTTGGCTTAAAGCCACCAGACTTAACCTGCATCGCCCTACGTGCGTTAGTCACGTCAACGATTGGGGTTGAGTTAGTGTAATCGTCCCACTGTGTAACCTCTGTAGCGAGATTATTATCAGCGTTAGCAACACCTGCGTATTCTGTAGTCCAGATACCTGTACCAAAGAAAGTGTCCATCCAACGCTTTTCGCGGTCGATTAACAAGTTGTGTGTTAGCATTTCAGATGCGCCACGACGAATGTCGAGCATTGTATCTGCGTTAGCTAGTGTTTCAAAGTCGAAGTCAGTTGACAATGATCTCACATCACATGTGTATGTCGCTGTTGAGAGTGACATCCCGATGCGTTGTGAACGAGTACGTGGAGCGCGAGCTTGTACTTCTGAACGATAGAAGTTCTCACGGTCATAGATGTAGTACTTGTTTGTCTTCTTATCTACGGCTACGTTAGGGAAAACCTTATCAGCGATAAAGTTATCTTGTGATTGTAGGTACGCTACTGTCAAGTTTGTTAACGGTTGATCAATATGCACCTGCGATGCTGTTAGCATAGGCATTATATATGTTCCTTCTTTCTACAGGTTACGCTGCGGCATTACCGCCCTGGATAAGTTCAACAGCGATAGTTTGACCATCAACTCCTGCTTCCAAAGCATAGCCCATTATAACATTACCAGATGCTGCTGTTACAGCCTGACCGTCTGCTGCAGTTGCAATAGATGCTCCTGCTGCGATAGTACCACCTGCTTGCACAACGGTTTTACCTGAGACAACAATAGTTGCTTCTCCGCCTGATGCAGGGTCATTTAGTACTACACCGATGCAGTTTTCACCTGCAGCGTCAGCTAGGTCAACTTGACCGTCTGCTTCCAGTGTTACGAATTTAAATTGTGATGTTGCTAGGTTTTCACCTGCAATAAATGTGCGTGTGTCACGCGATTCTTGTACAGCCATGATTACTCATCCTTCTCATAGGTTTTGGCGATAAGGGCTTTACCCTCTGCTGTTTTCGCCACGGCATCAAAGGCAGCGTACTTGTTCACGCCATGCTTTGCAGCGTGTTCTTCTACCATCTTATCCAGTTTTGATTGAGGGTCTAGCATGTCAGCATCGACTGCTTTCTCACCCACTTCATCCATTGCAGCAGCAAAGGCAGCGTCAGCGCCCTTTAATGCTTCCAATACTTTTTCTTCACCCTTGATTACATCTAAGAGTTGCATAGCAACTTCTTGATCAAAGTGAGGAAGGTCAGCTTCAGCTCGCTTACGCAGTTCTACCTGCCGCTTTTGTACTTCAGCTTCTTCAAGAGCTTTCAAGACTGGCTCAGGTATGTCTGATTTAACTACAGATACACCGTTAACATCTATTGTCTCTACTTCCTCTTTCTTTGTGATTTCATCTGACTTGACGATAAAACCATTATCAGTAAGCGACTTACGAAGTCTTTCGTTGTCGACTTTAAGAGTATCGACTTCTGCCTGTAAGACATCAGTTTCATCTATCTCTAAAAGTTCGTCCTCGGACTTCTTCATTTTCATGTCGTCGTTTACCATCTTCTTAGCTTCATTAAAGGTATAACCTTTTTTCATGTGGCCTCGAAGTTTTGCCTTCAGGTCATCAGACATTTTGTCCATTTCCGTCATTTCGGCATCGTTCATTTTGTATGCTTTTTCCATATCATCCTCATTGGAATCTCGTTTGAATAGAGCAACCTTGGCTTGCGCATTAGCAGGGCGATCCACCAGAGACAGTTCGTCAAGCTCTAATTGTTTAAGAAGGTTCATTAGATCTTCTCCTTAATTGCACGACCGCCAATGCTGAAGGCCGCAAGTTCACCAGATTTGACACGTTTCCAGACTTCATCGTCGTAAACTTTATAAGCAACGATCCACCCTTCTCGGTCACTCTGTATGCCAAGGCTATCACCAATTTCTTTGGTTATAGGCAGAGAGTGTATAACACGCCCTGTCATTTCGCCTGTGTGCATTGTTTTACCGATACGTATGTGTTCCATAAAATCATTTACAGCTCTCACAAGTGTATCAGCTTCGATTGTGTCACCCTGACGGTCAACTACTCGTTCACCTTTCTCAGTAATGACTGAAGCCCATCCATAGACGATTCTTTGTTCTTCGTCAGCTTTTAGGATTTGACCTTCGATATTCATTTTAGTTGCTTCTGTCACAGAAGTGCCTTTCTCCCACATACGGCATGACCAATAACGAGCAGATGTCTTGTCACTTGCTGTGTCGCAAGAATGTCTACTACGAAAGTTAGCCCTTGCCTTTGGGTCATCTCTACGGATTTCCATATTAGGATCACCAAAGGTAACCTTAACAGTACGGTCTCCGTCTTTTACATATACTCCAAACTTCTTACTAGCACCCGAAGGAAGTCGGAATGGTTTGTTTAGTGGTTTGTCAGCTTTGTCTACATATACTGCATCTTCATTCTTACGTGTGCTAGAAGGGTGACCTGCAGGTAATAGGTCTTTATCGTGCTTAGGAGATTTACTTCCAGTAACGATACGTAGGAAACTGTTTACCCTAGCCATTGCCCATTGTTCTTTTGAGCTTACGTTAGGTCTTACAGAACCAGGGTTAGTTCGATAAGCACCAACACCTCTGTTGTATACCGTTTGCAACATAGACGTAGTTACTTTACGCTTTGACCTAGAGTTGTGAGCTTTAACTTTTGCCGCTAGACCTTTAGCCATTATAACTTATCCGCTTTAATAGTTACTGTTATTGGTTTCTCGTTTGGGAAGGTTTCTTTTGTTCCATCAGCGTTTGTAACCTCAAACTCTGCAAAGAAAGTTCCTGCGGTAGCTGTATCACCAGTTTGCCATTGATATCTACAAATACCGCCTGCTAGGTCGAAAGGTGTTATTGTTTGATTGACCTTTAGAGTTCCTGTAGAAGTTCCCATTTTAAATACAACAGTTGTACCTGTTAAGTTCTTATTGGCCCCTCCTGCAGACTTAAGCGTTCCTATAAGAGCAGGAGCTAGGTCGTTTTGTTTTAGCGTGAAGTCTGCCATTATGCTACCTTTGTTACACCGTTAGTAGTTAGGGTTGTAGTTGTAATACCGTTGGTAGTTAGTATTACACTTGTCTTTTGTCCGAACCTTACTAAGCTTCCTGATATTAACAGTGGAGAACCTAGACTAGGTGTTCCTGCAACAACTCCACTAGCTGATCCTAGGTCTTGTTTAGTTGTTGAAGTAATTGCAGGTACAACAGGAGCGCCTGTAACTACACTTTGTGGAGAGTACCTGTTAGTACTTGCAACAGGAGTTCCTACAGAAGGTGCACCAGTGGAAATAGAGCTAGGAGCTAAAACATGCGTTATTGACGGGTTAGCTATCGTAGCTATACTTGGAGAACCAGTAACTACTGAAGTTGCAGTTAAGCTGTGGTTACCAGTAAGGTTAACACTTACAACACTAGGAGCACCAGTGGAAATAGCTGTAGCTGTAAGTACAAAGTCAATAGTAGATGTAGCATTTGCTACACTTGGAGTTCCTGTAGATATACTATTAGGAACTAAACTATATATTTCTTTAAGAGTAGGAGAGCCTACAAATACTTCTTCTATTAGTAAGTAAGCGCCTAGTAAATGCTCTTGGTTTAAAGCTATGTTACTTACTTGAGGTTCACCTGCAGAAAAGTCTGATATGGTGAAGGTCTCATGTTCAGCCATGTTACAGTTATTAACAACTGGATTTCCAGTGGTAATAGCGGTGGCTGTAAGGTCGTGATTTTGATCTAGTGCAGGTTGGCCTGTAACTGGTTGACCGAGTGTTACAGGGCTAGTTGTTAAGGTGTGCTGCTGAACAAAAGTAGCTGAACCACATTGGGGTGCACCAGTGGAAATAGCGCTAGTTGTTAAACCATAATTTATGGTTGCTGTTGCGGAACTTACTGCAGGGGAACCTGTTGCTATTGAACTAGCAACTAATTCATGTAATCCCTCAGTTATTTCTGGGCTACCTAAACTAGGTGCACCAGTGGAAATAGATGTGGCTGTTAAGCCGTGAGTTTGAGTGACAGTTGCACTCGAAACTAGAGGTGCGCCAGTTGAGACCGATGTTCCTGCAAAGGTCTCATCCTCTGCCATGTTTGCGCTTGTTATGGATGGCGCACCAGAAGTAACTGCGTTAGCGGTTAAATCGTGATCCTGGGTAAGCGCAGCAGAAGCAACTGAAGGTGGTCCTGCGGCAGTGTTGTTACAGACTAGAGCTTGTACTTGGGTAGCAGATGTAGAAGCTACTTGAGGTGCGCCTGTAACTATTGCAGTAGCTGTAAGTATGTGAACCAAGGTGGCTGTGGCAGAGCTGACAACAGGTGCTCCTGTTGTAATTGCTGTAGCGGTTAAGCTGTGGTTCTGTGTGGCAGTAGCAGAGGGAACAACAGGTGTTCCGAGAGCAACTGAGCTAGCTGTTAGAGAGTGGACTTGCGTTGCCGTAGCATTTGCAACAAGTGGATTACCTGTTACAATATTTGCGGCTGTAAGGCTGAAGCTACTCTGTGCAGAGACATCATCAGCAATTGCAACCGAGGCAACTGGCGCAAATCCAAACATTTAATTATGACCTAGCTGCAACCCAATCAGCAGCCATAGTATTGACTTCTGCATTTGTCATATCAGACATAGTTCCATCGTCAGCCTTTTTTTGGAACTTGGTAGTTGCGTGCATTGCCAGAAGCTTTGTCTTTAACTCTGCCTCAGTCATAGTAGTAACTGTATCAGGAACATAATACTCCCGATCAGCTTCATCTGGTGACCAACCTACCTTAGTATTTGTAGCTTCATCAGAGAAATAACCACCGTCTTCTACCCACTCAGGTGTTCTCATACCGCCTGCAGTCATGTGCATTTTATATTCTATAATCATTCTTTCGATTCCTTAGACTTTTCCAGTTGTAACATATAATCAGTATTAAGAAAGTCGGCCTTACCAAATATTCTTTGTGCGGTAATATCTGCGTTCTGATAGTATTTATCTGCCATTTGATCTAGAAACTCTTCTAGGTCATTACTATGAAGCACCTCAAGTTTAGCAATTCTATCGGCAGTAACTTTTATATAACCGCTGACCTCTGTAAGTGCTAATTGAGGATGAACTCCATACTGCTGCATATATTCGATTGTAGCTGTTGAAGCTCTACCACCGTCCATTAGGTTACGATACATAAGCT